CTTGCGCATAAGTCTTTAATATCTCTCATAATCACACCTCCTACGCTTCTCTGGTTACGACAATGTTTGCGTTCGCAACAGAAACAGCCTGATCGCTTGTATTCTCTACTGCGATGTTAACGCAACATCCACGAGGTACATCAATATAAATGCCAGAGGACACATTATTATACTGGTCTACTGCTGCCGGTGTGGAAATCATCTGTGAAGATAATACAGGTTCGCCAGAGATTGCAATAGCCAGAGAAATAGCTCCGACAGTACCGCCTGTTGGAATTGCGATATTGCCAGAAAAATCCACGAAAAATCTTGCTTTACACTGGCTAGTAAGCCCTCTCAGGGTAATGATTCCGCTTCCCTCTCTGTGCTGAATACAGTTAGAACCTTTGACTGCTGTGTTTGAAAATACTACGTTTCCATTTGCTGCTACAGTCTGAGCAGCTACATTTGTAAATTCTGCCATAAAAATACTCCTTTCATATCACAAAAGGACAGGTCTCAGCCTGCCCCTCTGTGTAATACGGCATAAGCCGACATCCGAATTAATCGAAAGATACTCTCGATATGAAGTTATCAGCAATTACATCCAGTGTTACATCCGCATCCGTAATATGTGTTCGGATTAGGAACCTGATATGCCGGAATCGGTGCCGGATTAATCGCATTAATAAGCTGCTGTGTCTGTGAAGCCATTGCAGTTGTGAGAAGTGCGCTCTGACGGTCCTGAGAAGCAGCACGTCTGAGGTCATTGTTTTCAGCCTGCAGGTTAGAAATCTTTTCATTGCAAAGATAATCAAGAATTGCTCTTGTTCCTGCGTTCTGGCTGTCAATAATGTCTCTTGTGTTGCTGTTCATGGTGTTCTGCAATGCACAGGTGTTCTGTGCCATATTGTAATTTACGCCCTGGATAGCTTCCCTGGTTTCACAACAGCAGTTCGCAAGCTGTGCCTGGAGCGCATTTGTGTTCTGCATATTGGCTACAGTATCGGCATTGATTGCCTGCTGGATTCCAAAACCAGTCTGCATGATATTGGTGTTGATTCCGTTAAATCCGGTAAGCATACCGTTATTCACTGCATAGAATCCGTCACAGAGACCGTTATTGATTCCGTCAAGCTTGCTGATCACTGCAGAATTGTCGAATCCTCTCTGAATATCTGCCTGAGTAGCTGCTGTGGCTGCATATCCGCCGCCGTTTCCATTATTGCCCCAGCCATTATTTCCCCATCCGAAGAAAGCAAAGATGAATAAAACAATAATCCACCAGCTACCATCTCCACCAAACATGCCATCATTATTTCTACTATTTCCAGTAGCAGCGGCAATATCTGCTAAGCTATAATTTCCATCCATAATATAATCTCCTTTTTGTGTATTTACATCAATCTGGCCAGATTGTAATGTACTATTTCATTCCTTTCAACATGTGTTGAAACTGCCCCGCCATCTGCTGAACCTGATTAAGTTGCTGTTGGGAAATCTTCCCAGACTGCAACATCTTCTCAACTTCTGCTTTCGGATCTCCCTTAAAATTCTGTTTAAACTGCATAAACTGCTGTACCATCTGCATTGGCCCGTTTCCCTGTGGCATCCCACCACCAAGCACATTAAATAATGGATTACTCATCTGCGTTTCCTCCCTTGGCCGCTGATTCCTGTACGGTATTAGCCCTAACAGGTTCAGAAAATGAATTTAATCGGTTTATGATAGCTTCGTATTTGCCTTTCAAATCATCGTATTCCTGTCGAGTAACATATTTACTGTCCATGTTCTGAACAGGCTGTTTAGGCGGCATCTGAGAGCCTATCTCGTGGTATTCAAATGTCCGCAGTGGCTGTGGCATACCGGATACATCTGTGGATTTTATGTAGAACTTTTCACTCTCTGAATCCATCAGTAAAACGCTTGTCCCAGGTGCTACCAGATAGGATTTTGCGCCGACTTCGCCGGATACCCACAGGATACCACTATTATTCTGCTGTGGTTGCTGTACTGGTTGAGCTGGAATCTGGACAGGCTGTTGCTGAAACTGGTTCATCTGCCCAGGAACACCAAAACTATATTGATAAGGATTGTTATATAATGCCATATTATACACCGCCTTTCTGATTATATTTTTACATAAAAAAAGAACCGGAAACAGGTCGTTTCTGGCTCTAATTAGTATTCAAAAAGTATCAGCACACTTTAATTATTTTATTATTCACCCTCCGGCTTAATCGTTTCGCCGTGGATATACTCACATTCATCTGTTCAGCACAATATTCGAGCGTATATTCCTTGCATCTCAATCGGAATAGTTTTTCTTCATCCGGTGTAAAATTGCACTCTATCAAGAATCTATCTATATCTTTCTTAGTGAACACATATAATTTCATGAGCATACCCCTTACTAATGCTAACGCTGATTCTGCGCAAGATAATTTGTAAGCTTCTGTTTTGTTTTTTTTAATTCTTCTACATTATTCCCACTAATCTGACTATCCAGCATGGTTGATAGCACTTCCAAAATCAATGAATCACGTTCCGCAATCCTCTGAAGACTCTCGTAATCTCGCTTATCATGTTCTTCTAGTGTCTCAACTCGCTTGTTGAGCCGAAATGCCGGAGTAATCCACTTAAAAATAACAGCTGCTGCCCCTCCGACAATAGACACCCCTCCGCAGATAGAAAGAAAAATCTGTACAAATTCTGATATGCTCATTTAGCTACTCCTTTTCCCAGTAGTATATTGGGATCTCATTACCACTATCCCATGTATCGAAATATTTGCCCTCTTGTACCGTCACCACATGACCATCTACGCAGAGAATGTATGTGCCTGTCGGATGTTCTGCACAAAAATCATTGACTGTATAGATATATCGCTCTGATTGTTCAATCAGTTTGCGTCTGTACCCATGTTTGTAGAGGTACGCTCCCCAAACGTAATTAGCTGATGGCATATCTGACAGAGCATATGCCTGTATCATTAATCCGACAAATACCGTTTCCCAGTCGAAGTCAGTTGCTTTGCATATTGCTCGGACAACGCAATCTCCTGTTCTCTTATCCTTAACAGGATTTGGATTATAATATTCCCATCTGTCCATCAGTCAATCCCCTTTGCTGTTTTATACCGTTTTGCCGCTCCTCTGGCTTTTGCGGCATTCTGGCGGTTCCACTTCGCTATCATAAGTCGGTCTTGCAGCTCTCTTAGGTCATTCTGCTTGCAGTAGTCCTTGTATGTAGCATTTTGTTTCTGTAAAAGATAAGACTTCCGGTCAAGGTCTTGTTGGAGTACGAATTTTGCCTGTTCGTCCTTGCAGTTATCAACCGCTGCTTGCATTCCAAGGACTTCCCTCTTTGTCTTTCGGATTCTTCGCTCATAAGTACGTTGTCTCTGTTCCTTTTCATACTGTTTTCCCTTGTCGGCTTTGTCCCGTGCCGATAGTTCTGCATAAGGATTAAATTCCCCGTCACTTGCCCCAAAGCTATGCCGACAGTTGACCCCTGACAGTCCACTTGCCGTTCCGTATCCGGTCAATGAGAACGGCGGAAATTTCTCACTCTTGCCAGAACGAGAGTATATCTTTCCTTGCCACCATGCGTGATTTCCCGGATTCTCGCCGCCGTCACCTGTTCTGGCTCCCATGTGAGCACTGACCAGAACTAAATCCCAGCCCATTTCTTCCATGCGTTTGAGGGATATATCTCCAGTAGCCTGAGCCACGCCAGTTCTAACAGAACGTGCGACTGCTGTTTCGATCGTGTCTTTTCTGCCAGATGGATATGTGACCGTAACACCATCACTCACAACATTATTAACCGCCTCCTTGATGGCTTGCGTATAGCCAACTGTTCCAGTCATCACATGATTGTATGCAAGGTCGCATTGGTTGATATACAGCGTCTGAGCCGCATTTGCAGTTGTCCTTGTGAAGTTCCGCCATTCTCCCATTGTAGCAAGCATATTTCGCTCCATGAGCCTTATCATAGCTGGCGACTGTTCGAGCGGTACAAGGCTTAATCCTGCCGCCTTATATACCTTATCATCATAGTTCATTGCAGTGATTCCGGCATCCTCAAACGCTTCAAGAAGTTCCTGCTGTTCGCGTTTGGTGTATTTGGATAATTCCGTCAGAATGTCCTCTAGTAGTTCACCGGATTCCTGTAGCGTTCTGATTCTCCACGCATCAGCATTGGTTAGAATATAATCCTCGCCTCTGCCAATTCTTGCCATCATTCTCGACACGATCTCAGAGATGATATACTGATGCAGTTCTTCAGCAATCTGTTCACTGCCCTCTGTTACCCGGCGTAAATATTCTGGACTAAGTATAATATATCACCTCTTTCGTCAAAAGTCGTGGTACATGTTTTGGTTTTTTGTTGGTTAACTAAAGCCCTCTTTAGTTAAGCAACCATATACGACTTAATATTGTTAATGGTGGCTTGACTAATTCCGATGCTCAAAAGATAACTAATAATCTTATCATTAAATGTTACCCCATTGAAAGTTTTAATGTAGCTTACCATAGATACATATTGAGCAAACTTCCTAGACGTATTCGGATTGTCAGCCTTATAACTTGCATACGCAAATTCTGTAAGTTCATAATCTTTTGCTATATCGGATTCGCTCACACCTAAAACACCTAGAATCAAAAAAGCAAGTGTTCCAGTTCTATCTCTACCACCTTGGCAATGGAAATATATCGCATTACTTTTTGATAACTTTTCTTCAATTTTTTCAAAAATAGATTTTATTAATCCTTTTGTTATAGTGTCTTTCAAACCTGTATCATATGGTTGAATAGGATAACAATTATAATCAACAAGAGCACCGATAGGCGATTTTGTATTACCAACATCCGTTCTTAAATCAATGTCAGTTTTTATTCTTATTCTATCAAAAAGTTCTTTTTTACCTTCATGTGTTAATTCCACACCGACTCCGGTATCATCAAGTTCGCAACCTCTAAATAATAATCCATATTTAATTTTACCATTTGGCGTAAGCCAACCACCTAAATCACGAACATTTTTTAATCCGTCAATTTTTAACATATGCACTTGTCCAATAGTGGTAAAACACCCTTCTTTAATTACAATTAAATTATTGTCAAAATCAGTACCACAAACTTTATAGTAATATGTTGCATTTGGGATTAAATTATATACAGCAAAATCACTTATTCCACAAGGAATATCATATGATTTCACAGCAACTGTATCAGCAATAGGAATTAATTTGTTTGTAGAAATATATAATATTTGATTTTTTATATCTCTATTTAATTTCCATTTAACAACCATTGGAAAACCACAATCTTTTCTATAATAAACAGATGGTGCAGAATATGTACCAACTTGTGTTATTGTGTATTCTTGATTTGTGTAATCAACATCTTCAACAAAATCTCTGACCTGTGGATTATCAATGTTTATATCGGTTAATTCATTTCCAATATTATCCGTTGAACAATTTAACACATAATTATCCAAATAAGGTAATAGATTACCCTCGTTTAACTGCCATTTTTTTATATTAGGAATATCCGAGCCTTTTCCTGTGGAACGAAGTTGAAATCTTAGATGATTAGTGTTTTCAATAGTTGTAAATTTAAAAAATTTTGAAGAATTATTAATGGCGTTACTTGCATAACCTAAGAACCTCATATCTTTGTCATAAAAAATAACACTTAACTGTAACTCATAAGGGATAGATTCACTACCATTTGAAAAGGTGTATTGAGTATTCGGAAGAACATTAATAGTTTCATTTGTTGCCGAATAATTATCATTATTATCAAGAAACAGTTCACCGGCGTGAGAGCCTGTGAGGGGAATGAATGCTCGAGGTAAAAAATTAACATCAAAAATGTTGTAAGTTTTAACATACAAATCTTCCTTTAGCGAAGCAATGTTTGTCTTGTTCTGCTCGATCTGCTGTGCCTGTTCTGTGGTGGCTCCGGGCTTGACTGGATTCTTTTCAAGGTAGTCATTTACTGCATTCTTGATTTCTTCCGGCGAAATCTCACCGCCAATTCCTTTTAAGCATAATTCGTATAAATATTTCTCTTTTCTTGTGATTGGCTTCGGAATTTCACCCGTATAATCACCCGTCAAGTACGCAAGATATTTTTCTTCCCTTGTTACTGGTTTATCTGCCATCTTTTTACTCCTCTCCGAATAATGTTGGTTCGTCTGGCTGAGCTTCTTTGACCATTGCTTTCGCTTCGTCCTCTGTCATTCCCTCAAACTTCACGAAATACAGCCAAGCCGGTACTTTATTTGTAGTAACATATTGCCACCACCTTGCACGGTCGTTTTCACGCACATACAAAATATCTCCGAAATCATAATTGACTTCATAAGCCCCAACAGGTGCAAGCCCGTACAGATCAGCGTAAACGTTCAATGCGTAAATAACTTCATCTAGGCAAGACTCCAACTTATCCCTTACATCCTTGACAAACTGCACTGTCCTCTGCTGTTCTGCTTCTACTCCTGTAGCCGTCTGAATGCCGCTAGATTCGTTAAAAACGAAATACCCGTTGGAGAATCCAATCTTGTACCCTAACTGGCTTAAAATGGCGTTTATGCCGCTTATACGGGTATCTGTGTTTAGAATTGGATTGATTTCCTGATAGAACTCTTTTTCGTCCTGCCCGAATACATTTTTTACATAATCTGGCAAACTCATTTCTGAACATCTGTGTTCCATTGCCTGTGGTGTCATAGAGGAAACAGGCGAACCACTCGGCATCAATAATCTGTCATCTGCTAGAACAGTCCGCTTAGAATCAAGGATTTCTTTTGCATTTCGGCTGTATGCAATGTCCAAATCCTTTAATTCTTCAATGGCTTCGGCAAATATTGGCAAGCCCAATGGTGCGTTAATATCCACGTTATTTGCCTGCGGTGTCCGCAGTACTCCGTACAGAGGTCCGTCCAACTTCTCGCCGTTTGCCTTGAGTATCGGCGGCGTATCTGCCATTAGGTCAGCCCATTTGGTCTGTTTAAGGTCGATCTTGTCTCCGATGCTCTGAGGGGATTTTGACACGTAGGCTCTGTTGGAAACATAGTACGGATAAGTTGTCACTCCGTCCACTGTAGTCTCAACAAATCTATGATATTCAAGCCGCGTATAGTATTTCCGCCCAACCGTATAAGAGTCCTTGAATATAATCCCTTTGATTTCCTGATTATCATAATCCACAATCATCACGTCTGCCGGAGTGAATACGTCAAGGCTCTCACCGTTTGGTTTGATAAATACTGTTCCGTAAGCACAGCCGTATTCTACCCAGTGACGGATCTGGAAATATACCTTGTCAATCTGTTCCTGTAGCCATGCCGCCCTTGCAGAGCCGTCAATTCGAATGCCGATCGCCAATGTTGCAAGTCTGGCAGTCTCAGAACACACAGATTTTGCAAAATTAATCGTCTTGATATTATTCTTGTCATCTATCCATTCCGGAACTCCCCTGTAAATGTTCGCGCACCGGTTAATCAGCGATTCCATCTCTGGAAATTCTGCTGCCTGGATATTAAAATCCTCTTCGGCTTGTTTTTTGAAAATCATGTTAAACCACCTTTTTAGTGTTGTTATAAGTCCCATTTAATCTACCTTTTAAAATCCATCCATCTTACAGAAGTATCTCGCACAATAATGTCTTCATATTCTATAACTTTTAAGATTTCGTTAATGTCAGATGATCCATATATTTTTAAACCGATGCTTAAGAATTTATTTATTTCATCTGAAAAGTACCTATCTAACATTTTAGTCACCTGTCGCTATCTTCTTTCCGCACATCGGACAATAATTAAGGTCAAACGGTCTGGAAGTAATGCTTCCTTTTCGGTCTTTCATGTACATATACAACATACAGCCGTATATATATTTGTTATTCTTGCATTCTAGATTATCATAATATTCTTTGCAGGAAGCTAAATTATCACAAAATTTACACATTATGCACTGTACCCCCTTCTGTTAAATAACGGCTCATAAGCATACCTAAGTGCCGAGATTGCGTGATCGTTTCCGTCAGGATAGCCACTTATTACATTTCCCTCTTTGTCCCGATCATACTCATACTCCGTAATTTCCTTGTATGCGTTCGGCGTTCGCTTCGGGTCAATGACAAGGGTCTTAGTCTGTAAGAACTTAAAACCATACTCGATACTGCCCGGTCCCTTGATTGCTCCTCTGGCAGGAAGTCCGGCGTCCCGGAAATCGTTCACGGACTTAGGCTCCGCAGAATCACATATCATCGTATAATCGTCATAGCCTTTTTTCTTGATCCAATCAGCGGTCTTGGAGTTGCTCCATTTATTTACATACAATTCGTCAATCAGATATATTTTCTCTCTAGCAGAATCGTAATAAGTTCGGAGATAACAGAACTGGTCCGGATACCATCCATAATCTACGCCAGCGAAAATACGATCCATGCGACTGATTTCTTCATCTGTAATATCTCTAATCTCCAGATATTCAAATACGTTTCCGCCGTCACCATTCGGAACGCCCAAGTATTCATGCTCATAGGCTTCTGGGCGAATCTGTTTAAGATGTTCGGCATCGTCAAAAAACTGTTGTCCAAGCCATTCCTTTGGAACCGTTCTGTAATCAGAAGAATGAACATATCTGTCGTCTCTCTGGATTAATACTTCCTCATTCATGAAGTTATGTCTTGTTTTTGGTGGGTTGAATGACATAAAAGTCCAGTAGTCTTTTCCACCTCGCATCGATGACTGCAAGATGCTTCGTACTTCTTCCATTCCGGTAAAAGTATCACATTCTTCCAGCCATGCAAAAGCAAAGTATCCGAATGGAGCTTTTAACGACTTTAATTTCATTCTATCATCAACGCCACGAAACATTATAGTCTGTCCAGTCGGCATATATGTTATTTTCATTGGGCTGACAGTACATTTAAAATCACCATCAAGATGCAATGCTGATATAGCAAATTGCATCTGTGAAAAAACGCTATCTCTTAATGTGTTCGCTGTTTTTCTGAATATGATACAATGCTTATCTCTATTCTCTTTTCTTGTCATTAGCAATACAATGACAATGCTCACGAAAGAAGACTTGCAGCTTCCACGTCCACCTTTGAATACATAATAAGTATGTTTGTGTTCTAAAATATCTCTTAGCACATTATCGAAATTATACGGAAATAAATCATCTGCGGATATTTTCATACTGCTTCATATCTCCAAACATATCCATAGGCTGTGGGACGTCCACCCGAACAGCATCGAGAAATGGCACTATTCTTATAGCCTAACGCTCGCTCCACGTCCATAGTGCAGTCCCATGTTTTTATTATTTTACCATTGTATCTGTCTATCTGATTAACCCTTTTGGCTGAAACACTTTTACTACCTCTATGGGAATCGCCAATTCTTCTTTTGGTTTCGTCTGAAAGCTTTCTTCCTGTTTGAGTTATTGCTCTTTTAGCTACAACTTCTTTTGTGTGCAGCCTATCGCCGAAATGAAGCTGCGTTGCTGTCTTGCTCATTTTCTTCTTTGTACGAGTGCAACGCTTCTTTCCGAAATTTCCACCACTGTCAAAATTAAACCCGTACTTTTCTTCATTGCTTCGATGTTCTGCAATGCTTTTTCGTTCAATTAATTCAGCTTCTTCTTTGGTGAGATTATCGGCTATAATTTCATGCTTAATCCCTTCCCAACCATATTTTTTTATAATTTTGAAGAAATCATCGTTTCCGTAATATCCGCTGTCCCACCTTGCTTTTACTGTTTTGCAAGTCATTCCTATATACACTCTGCCATCAGGCACAGTATGTTTATATACTCTATATCTTTTCTCCGTTTCTGGTAAGTTCAATTACTATGCCCTCCTCTTTTTCTTCTTTCATTTCCGGTTCTGGGTTATCTCTCCATTTATCACGTTTTCTGTTTTTTAACCAGAATATTTGAGCCGTGGTATTTCCCTCGAGAGCATTTTTGAAAAGTGCATTTTCTACTAAGTAATCAGCTATTTCTTTCCCTTTTTTTAGGGACTCCGAAATCTCCGAATATTTCTTTTTCCATTCATATAATGTTGATGGCGAAATGCACATATTTTTTGCAATCTGTTCGTCGGTCAAACCGTCTCTAGCCCAACCTTGTAAAAGTACTTGACCTTCTTGAGAAAGCCAATATTCGTACTTTCCTGCCATATTAACTTTCTCACCTCCAGACATAAAAACACCCTAGCATAGCTATAGTTATATATACTATAATACCACACTAGGGGTTATGTACCTCTACACCACTTTTAGTTTTTATCAATTTTATAATCTTCCGGTCAATTTTGCCAGATGATAATATTCTGCCATAGTCCTGCGCTTATATCCGTAGAAATCATTTTCAGATACCGGTATATCCCGGAATCGCTCCATTGTCCGGTATCCTATGCAGTTCACTATACTGTCGTATATCTGCGTTTCTATGCCTGGCGCATATTTGATTGACACTTGCAGAAGATTGTACTTGTCATTCTCGTCAAGGTGTCTAAAATGACTTTGAAGCGCCGGTATATCGTCCGGCGGCACTCCATAGTCGGTTAGTGTAGCTTTTCTAAGATTCATTTATTTCACCTTCTTCATTCAAACTCCAGTCACATGGCATGCCTCGAAAACATTCTGGACAATGTTCGTAGAATCCGCAGCCTTTACAATCCGCTGGCTGTCCAGCACAATATTGCTGTAGTACGTAATATGCTGATATAGCAAGGTTTGGCGTTATGTCTGGTGTAGGTTTGTCTGTCATGGCTTTTCACTTCCTTCCCAATCAAGTTTCTGTCCGCACTTATTACAATAAATAAAAGACCTATTAAGTCCTTCTTTGCAGCAAGGACAATTTCCTCTTGAAGTATAATAATTTCCAGAAAAATCAAGAATATGTTTCATATTTGTGATTTTCTTAGGAATTTGTTTTTCCAATGCTTTAATGGCTTTCATTCTAACTTCGTAAGTACATTCACCGCCATAGGCTGTGTCATCATAGCTTAATTCTTTTAATGCTTCTTCTGGTTTCATTTTAATCCTCCCATTCTTCGCAATAATCGTCTAATGCAACCGCTTTTCCGTTTCCTTTCGATTTGCTATTCCTGCAAAAGAAATCTCTGAAATCCACATTGAATCTGCAATATTTGCATGTGTTACATGTTTTCACTGGCATTTTCTTTTTAAAACGGTTAAATACTTTAAACATTTCGCATCTCCTCCAATTTTTTCTCAGCTTCTTCACGGGTGAGGAATATAGATTTTCCAAAATCACATTCTCTAAAGTATGCCACAATAAAACTATTCGTTACTTTTGCGTAAATTCTGAATTGTTCTCCAGACGCATAATAAGATACGCTTGATAAAAAAGATTCATATACTTCATATTCCGCATCTCCATCATATTCATCATAACCAAACACATTAATTGGCGATGTTACCACCCAAACCGTATCTCCAACCTTACACGGCAATCTCACAAACAAGCCATGTTCTTCTAAGTCTTTATAAAATTTCAGTTCCTCTAACCATTTCGCAAGATGTTCGTGTTCTTCTGCACATTTCATACAATTAGCCTTCATATAATTTTCTACAGAATCATTTGAGTCAAATTTTTCTGCGTCATTATAATTCATATCTGCTACTTCTTTTGCGTGTTTAATAGCTTCATCAAGTGTTAATCTCTCCATCTACTTCACCTCTTTCAGCTTCTCAACTGCCAGCTTCAAAGACTCAATAAATTCATCGTTCAATACCGTGCGGTCTGGATTCTTAATAAATTTCTCAAGTGTGTTAATTTCTTTCTCTTCAGGTGTAAAAATTGTAGTTCTTCCTGCTTTCGCAATTTCAAGGATTTCGTCTATATTATTTTTCCAATTACCTACATTACACAAATCCTTCTTACACTTAGTATTATTTGCATCAAACACACATTGCGAACATTCACGCCAACTACCGATACAACCGCATATATCTACAATCCGCTCAATAAACTCTCTTACTGTCATTTCTTTTGTCCCGAGAAGTTCTGATGCCTCATAGAAAGTATCACACTCTGCTTCGATACGTGCGCTGTGCACCACATCTTTGTTATTATAAAATTTTAAAATGTCTGGAAAGTGTTGTTTTGGCAATGGCTTGCAATAACCTTCTAAATACCAATGGAATCCCTGTTTCTCAGCTTCTTTGAGAAGCATTTCATTTTCTTCTTTTGTCCTGACCAGAACACATGTATTTTTTAAGTCAATCATCTGCGTTTCCTCCTGTAATCTCATCAATGCACTGATTTCGACCATCGACCATCCCACATTGATAATCCGTCATATCGTTCTCGGTAGTGTTTTTCTCCGGCAATGGCTTCAATGGACACCGGTCAGGCTTGCCTTGGCAATATCCATATTCACAATCAATCTTCTTCATGAGACTTGCGTCTTTATCGTCATCTGAGATTGAACAACATGCTTCAACACCTTCATCTAATTCATAACAGAATCTACAATCTAAGCAAGTTTCTGGTGTATCTATTACCAATACTGATTTACTCACCCGCTCCACAACCTTATCTACATCAAAAACTGTCGGCTGTTCGTCAATAACTGCACCTATTGCAAAATCCATATCCGAATTTCCAAGAGAGTCAATTATTTTGTCTGCATCAATTAAACGCATTTATTCATCCTCCCACATTCCCAACAACCGCATCCTCTCATACAGTACAGCGACGGTCTTGCGTCTGTATCCGTAAAAGTCCTTCGGGTTCATCGGGATATATCTTTCTTTGCTGATTTTCCTGTAACTTTTCCGGTGTAGGATATTCTCAATAACCATATCCGCTATCACCGTGTTCTTCGGGCAAGCTGACAAGGCAGCACTGGAAAGCAGATATCCGTACTCCGCCGGGAAGTCTTTCAGCTTTTTGTTCCTTGTCAGCATACCGTTCTCCTTTCTAATCGTCTGGGTGGTGCTTGTCGTACATGATTGCCACACATACAAGACCAGCCACTCCGAATATGGTTCCAAGGGTGAATCCTAATAAGAATGTAATCATACAACCACCTCACTGTCCTCTGGCATCTGATAATCAATATGTCCATTTACATAGGCTTCCTGAAGCATGCCCAGTACCTTGATAGCTTTTTTCTTTGTGGAATATTCTCCGAGCAAATAACTGCATCCAGTGATATATGATGTTACAACTGTTTTTGTAGTCCCTTCTGCAATTTCGATACCAGCTGATACATTAAAATTAACTAATATCTCTTTATCCTGACTTCTGATTAACATTTTGCGTCCTCCTTATAATCCTCAATCGCAGCTATCTTATCCTCGTACATAGCGATTGCTTTTTTGAGCCTGCTGATTTCAACGTTATATTTTTCTAAGAATCTATCTTTTACAAACTGATAATTCGGTACTGTCAGCGCAATGTACGGCGTTGAATGACCAGAAATTGTTCCGATATCTTCCTTTTTCACGTATCCGATGTAAATTCCTTCCGGAAACTGTGTTACTGCTTTGTACGTCTTTGGTTTTTCCATTACCTCGCATTCCTCAACTCTGATCTTGAAAATATAGTCTCCTAATGTTTTAGTTTCTGGATTGTATTCTCTGTTACTGTCTAAAATGTAGAAATATAATTTCATTTTGCGTCCTCCTTAATCTTACAAAAATCGCATTCAGTATTACATTTTTCCCACTCGTCTGAATATTCTTCATATCCATCCGCTCCATTCAAATACTTGTATGTAAGTACATTCATACATCTTTCACAGGCCGTAGAATAAACAACGAGTGCTTCCTGTAGTGTATAATCTCCGCTGTTTACCATTGCCATTATGACATCTTGATTTCCTCCTCCAATACTTGTATGTAAGTCAATAAGTGGTGTAGTACCCGTTCCATAATCCCATTTTCTTCCCCATGGTTGCCACCACTTTCTTGTTTGGCTACACCCGCAATTAGTGCATATATGGCCTTTTAATCCCTTTATCAGACCTGTATCCTTTTTCCAATATTTTCTTTTGTGTTTGCACGTTTCCTTTTGAGATTTGCTATGTACCGCATAAATGCTTTCCGTTATTTGCAGTGGGAAACAAGAATGATACGTTCTTGCCTTTTCCGGTGCTTCCCACATTAAATCTTCTTTTTGATTAATCACATTTCCATTCTCATCTTCGTACCAAATTCCTAATTTCAATTTTGCTTTATCAATATTCATTACTTGTCTCACTTTCCCCATGTAAGTAACTGACACGCTATTGTGCAGTCCTCCATGATTTCCTATCCAAATGCTACCTGTCCGTTATTCTGCATGTCTTTTTATTTCTCCTGAAAAGCTTAATTCAATTCCCAGTTCTTCCTTGATAGCCTGCACATAATCAATCCATTCAGCCAAGCCCTGGTCGATATAGTCCGAAGCTTTGTCCATGCCTGCCATGAACTTCTGGCATCTTTTCTGACCAAATCCAAATTCATCATGCAGAACAGCTATCGCCATGATCACGCAACATTCAGATACAAGCAGCTTGATTTTCTCAGATGCTTTATCCAGATCCTTTCTTGCCAGGGAAGTATGTATTCCTGTTACTCCCCTGAATCTGCATTCCTTTTCGAGAGCTTCAAGACCGCCATTTCTGGTGATTCGTCTAGCAAGGTCAAGACCATCTTCCCTGCCACGTTCATATTCACGCATTTTGTTCATTTCTTCGCCTTTCCGAACCCGTATCCTGTCGGAACATAGGCTCTATCAGTACTGGGGTGTGCTGTTTTAAGCAACCCATCATCAATAAGCTGGTTTAAATGTCTCCAGATGGTAGCTCTGCTTGCGTCTACCTTCTCGCAAATCTCGCTGACCGATGGTGCGTATCCAACAAGTTTAAAGTAGCTTACTACATACATGTAGATTTCTCTTCTAAGTGCCTGTCCCTGCTCGTATTTATTCTTAGTGTTGTACATTCTTTCTCACTTCCCTCTGTTTGGAATCTAATAACTTATTAAAAGCAACTAGACAATTCTTAATAAACTGTTTATCATTATCATCAGGGCACATTTCCGCATACTCTCCAAGCTCTATCAGACGATCAGTAGCCTGCTTGGAATATTCATCTGTAAGTTCGGCTGAATAGAAATCTTTTATAGTTTTCCAAAATTCAGTCATAAATTTTTGAATATACGGAATATCCTTTGCTTCTACTTTTATTTTTATCATCTCCTTTGAATATTGTATACAATATACTGTATACGCTCTATTTAATTTTATTTTATAAATATAATATATTTATATTATTTTAATATAAGTAACCTTTGTTAACCGTAAAGTAACCGTACTAATTTGTGTAAACCATTGATTTTACAGGTAGGTAACCGAGTAACCGAGTAACCCTGACTTTCTCATATAGGGAAACTTTTATACTCAATATGTGCATATAAATACTCAAATATATATATACAGAATCAAAGGTTACCTAGGTTACCCGGTTACCTTTTGGACGAATTGTTTATCAATCAAACACAATATCGTCTGTAATCTCAAAATCATCATTACAATTCACAAAACCTTTTGGAATTTCATCTACAATTTTCAAGAACACACATTTTGTAACAATTCCGTCCAGTTTCTTCGCCTTGGTCGGATAACCTCTGCTGTCGGTTTCCACAAGCCCCTTCTTAACAGCCCATGATAAAAATGCTTTTCTGGAGAATCTTCCGATTTTACATAAATCATCAAACGCTGCGCTATAGATTATTGCGATTGATGTCTTCTCTACCGGATCATTGTCGATAATTCCCCATCTTTCTGTTTTTATATCTGGGTTATCATCGAATTTAATTCCGTTCATGGCAATCTTATCAAGCACGAACCAGTAAGCGCGTTCGTTTTCAGATACCATTTCTTTCTCTGTCAGAAGATTCTTAGCCGTCTCAATGTCAATGTACTGGCCATCATGGAACAGCTGATCTGTTGCGATTTTATCTGCTGTCAGGATAATGCTCATTGATATGCTTTGCTTCTGCATCTTGTCATCGTCCTGTATAAGCCCTTGATAGTGCTTTTGCAGGGCTTTTATATCATCAATGGACATTTCTTTGACTACATTTACAAAATCGATTCCTGCGTACCCGTAGTTCTTTTTAAGGGTATCTGCGGTAAGCTGCGGGTCGTCAAATATCTTTTCAGAGCACTCAACCTCAATAATTCGGTTAATCGCTCCGCCCTGGCTGACATACCCGGCCAGTGGACGTTCGCCGTTAGTAAGGATACAATTCTGCCAGCGATTCTCCCGGTTAACTCCTAGTTCCTTATTGGAACGGCTCTTTCCTTTTCCGGAACATAAATCGTATACAATACCTTCAAAATTATCTCTGATTTTAGCCGACACTTTAGAGGTATCATCCAGAATCAGCGGTAAGTTGTTTAGCATGTCGGATTTTGCTTCCAGGGCCACATCTGTTGTCTTGAAGTCTCCTATATATCGTGATTCGCCTGGATTCGCCCAGACGGAAGCTCCCAACATAAGCGTCACAGTCTTACCGCCCTCGGTTTCACCCCATAAGTCCACAAAAAACGGAAGAGCGCCGACCAGTTTAATTAGAATGCTTGCAAAACTTGCGGCCAACATGATTTTTGGTTCGATTCTTCCAGTAGCACGAACCTTTTTTACATGTTCATACCACTCTGCTCTGCTGCCACCTACACTGATACTTTCGTATAACTGTCGAAATCTCATATCACCATCAAATACGATATTCTTGTCGTAAGGCAGGAAATAATCTCGAATCCACCCGATTTTACTAGAGGAATATTGGATGTTGATATAATCATCATTTGCATTCTCAACGTCTGACAGATACCGTACGAGGAACTTCGCATTCTCAGAAGTCACTGAAATACCAAGCGCGGATAAACCAACAATTTTACTGGCGGATGCAACCATGGTTTTTGGAACAATAACCTCTGACCATTTATTATTCCTCTTATAGATTAACTTTATCTGTTCTTCCCCAGTCTCCAGATTCTTCATTCGTTCAATCGGAAGAATAGGATGATAACAGGCTATAATGTCCGGTGATCCTGGATTTGTGTTTGATATTCTGATTCCGTCATCATCTGCTATCCAGTTAAGACATTTCATTCTGTCATATTCACAATCGGAGAAATTAGTCCACTGATCCAGCATAGATAACGTCCTATTGCTTTTCTCTTGCTCGATTATCTGTTTCTGAACCTTGGTATAAGCTTTTAGTAAATCTTCAAATTTCTTCTTAACTCCAAGCTCTTTCGCTCTGTCCAGAAGAGTCAATGTCAAACGTGCCTTGTAAATCTCATCTTCTTGCTTGAATATCTCATTAAACACTTCTTCTTCCAGAATTGATTCTGATGTGAGCTTGTTAATCTGTTCCATTTTCTTTAATCACCTTCTTCCAATCCTGTTAGAAATCCATGCTTATATAATGCAAGCTGTAATTTGTTCCATGCTTCGCACCAGCCATCTGATAATGGCCTTACTCTGCCAAGAATAGACCTGTAAAAATCAATATCGGACAAACATTCCTGCAATTCTTCATTTTTCTTCCGCTCTGCTTTCTCTCTCATTTCTTTTTGCTTCTGAGCGTGATATATTGCCATTCTGGACGAAAAATCAGGTTTATGGTATGTTCCACCAAGAATCTGAAAAGCCGTCTTAAAATCGCAATTATCCATGTTCTGGACGAATGTAAAAATGTCACCAGTCGCACCACATCCGAAGCAATAATAGCTGTCTTTGTAGATTTTCATGGACGCGGTACGGTCGCCGGAATGAAATGGGCAACTGATAAAGCCAGCTCTATTCGGAATCATTCCGTATCTGGCAAGAATATCTCTCATACTGTTCTGCTGTTTAATTGTTTCTTTGTCCATCCGACAGAATCTCCATTATTCGTTTTCCAGTATTTTTCTTGTCACAAAATAGGAATTCAACGCCATATTTTCTCTGCATTGTGTATAGAATTTTGTACAGCGTATCGCCGTGCATAACTTTCTGTTCTTGCTCAATCCAGATACCATTTTTCTTAACCCGTTTCTTCGCCCTGGGATTCTCCCACCAGAGAACATCGTCCAGCTTTTCGATTCCTTTCCCGTGTTCGCATAAGAAGACAAGTTTTATTCCTGCTTCATTCGCCCGGATAATTTCAGATCGGAATCTTTCATGCTGCTGGCATACATTTCCGCATAATTCTGCAAGGTTCTGTTTTCTATCAACTACTAAACGTGGGTTATCATAATTCATGTAATCACCCACATACAGCTTCGACACGAACCATTTTTCCCCTGCCTCGTCAAATGCCTTTTTAATGCCATCAATAACTTTCTGATGTTCTCTGCTATCAATCTGTATCAATTAAATGGCATCTCCTCGTCGATACCATCAGGAATGCTCATAAAGCCGTCCGGGTCGGCTTCTGGATTCGGTGTAGGTGAGGCTGTCTGCGCCTGTGAAGAACCTTTACTTTCGCCGAATTCGATTTCCTCGACAACAATATCTGTTGTATATACCTTCACGCTGTCTTTATTCATATAGGATCCTGTCTGGATTCTTCCAGATAAATCTGCTTTCATACCTTTTCTGAAATATTTTTCGATAAATTCCGCAGACTTTCCAAATGCAACACAATTAAGGAAGTCCGCTTTCTGATCAGAACCCTCTTTTACAAATCTTCTATTGACTGCAATGGAAAATCTTGCGATTGATGTTCCATCATTTGTATATCTGACTTCTGGATCTCTTGTAAATCGTCCTGTAAGAATAACTTTGTTCATTTTTTATTCCTTTCCACTATGCTGTTTATCGTACTCAATCAACATTTTGAGACATTTTTGCCCTTTTTCTTTTGTGAGTCCTTTCACATCGTCTACCTTGAAACGAGTTTTAATCTGTTCAAACAAGTTAGAACTCGGATATTTGTCAATGACGTTCTGGATGCTCATTACATTTTCTGAAGTAATCATCTCAACAGGTTCTTTTGATTCTGGCTTTTTAGCTGCTGTTTTTCCGCTGCTGCCTGTATTAGTAGAATCACTGTCTTTGTTGTCATCAATGCAGAACAAACCATTCAGTGCATACTTTCTTGCATAAGATGACGCTGCGCCTGTAACCTGGGAAGAATCCATGCCTTTTTTTGACTCTTCTTCCCTTGCATAAGCAACTGTTACGATTTCAGAAGAAGAATCCTCTGCATCTTTTAAATGCGTTTCTGCTCTTACATAGATTCTGTCCCCGACCACTTCCATCTGATCAGTGATACATAATACTGTCTTTGTTTCTGCCAGAAGCGGCTTTACTGCTTCAAGAATGTCCTCACAACTTCTGTATTTATATTTCCCAAATGAATTATACTGCCCTTTTGGGGCTTTTAGCTTTGACTGAATAACTCCTAATTTTTCATAGATATTCAATTTCAATCCCCCTTGTCATAGACCACGCACTTACTAGCTTCTACAATCAGCAAACTTGCAATGTCTTTCATAGATATAGTTGATTCGTTATAGATTTCAACCAGTGTGTTGTATGCTTCTGGAGTAATCTTCACAACCGGATTCTCCTTTTCACTGATTGTTTTCTTCTTTTTAGCCGGAATACGAATTTCAAACTTTCCCATTGTTACCCTCCTTATATGTTTTCTGAGCCGCTAAAAGCCCATTTAAGGTTTGTACGTAACTCGCCAATGTTCTTGCCTTGTATGATTCTTCAATAGGGTTATCCGGGACTGTGGCAAGCTGTATATCAATCAGTCTCAGAACCTCATTAATTCTCTCGTCCATGTTCACACTGCCTTGAAAAAGCAATACAGATTGTCTGAAGCATCCCCGAACTTCTCTCCGTCAATATCTTCAGCTTTGTGATACTCCACATGGTCCAGAGACATATCACAGTTCTCATAATCCAGAATATAATCACCTCTGGACTGAAGCTCTCTGAGCAGTTCATTAATACATCCTGCTATCTCCAGACTGGGAAGAAGCTTCATAATCGCTATCTGCTTACTCATTTGGACACTTCCCATCTATCAGAAGTTCCAACAAGAAAGCTTTGATTATTCTGAGGCTTTCACGACTTTCTTTCTCATAAAATGGGTTAAAAGATACGTTTTGGTACAAATCCCATTTAAATTTGTCTTTGAGAAGGAGAACATCTTCTTCCCTTTTAACCCCTCTTACTCCCAAACCGTAGCCCGAAAAATCAAAGGTGATATTTGCTGCCGGAACTTCGTTCACAACTCTTTTACAAAGTTCATAAATTTCATCAATCTCTTTCTCAAACATCTTCTTATCCTCCTTATTTCCTACTGCCAGTCTGTTTTCATCTGGCGCACCGCCCATGCTGCCGAGATACCAAAAAAGATGTTCAGCCAGATAGGTGCATCCACATATTTCCCGGCAAGCATACAAACAGCAATCAGCGCATACTCTTTCATTTCATTTCTCCCATAATCCACGCAAGGTTGCTCGCTACCAGTGCGGCTGCGCTCACAATCCATGCAGTGAACCATTTTCTTGATTTCTTCTTACTTTTTTCGACAATTTCAGTCGCAAGCGCTACTTCGATATCAGTCCATGTTGGCTGATTTTCGTTTCTAATCTCGCTCATATCTAACTAATTTCTCCTTATTCGTAATTATTTGTCTTTACAATTAGCAGATAGAGAACTATAATGTATCTATCCACTAAGGTGCTTTAGTGGGTGTAAAGCTCCGGGGCGGAGATGTCGACTCCCTCCGGGGCACTATCACTTTAATGCTTCTTTTCCTCTCCAGATATATCCTGTCTCTTCCCAGAGCTTTCTTGGAGAGATAACAAATTCTATTCTGCCAGAACCTTTTCTGTCGTGAATCACTTTGTTCCCACGATACGCCGTGCCGATAGGTAGCCATCCATAGATGATTCCTGCTCTGACAGATGGTGTAGGAATGCCTGTCATTTTGCTCACGTCTGATACTGTCAAACGTTCATTTGAGAACTCTGGCATCTGTGGGATACCTGATATGATTCTTGCCACTTCTGCGGCAAACTGATGAACCTGTGCATTCTGCTCTACGTAATTGTCAACTGCACTCATATAAACCTCTTTTCTAACTGATACTCATTTGAGCGTTACAGTCACGTATCATCATTATTGTATTGGTGCATGGATGCCAATTTCTGACATATTCCATAGATTCTTTAAATCTCAGCTTAGGGATGTTATTACGGGCGTTTACTGCGAAGTAAGTCTTTATATCCCTGTTGCATTCAGCAAATACTTTCTTGCCAATTTCCTTGTAAGCATTTGACTCTTTCCCACCAAGGTGAGCAATTACGACACTTGACACTAAGTCTCTAATAGATTCCTGCTGTGCGTAGTCAATAGTCATGGTATTTTCAAGTCTGTTAAGCCGCTCTTCGTGATCTAAGAATCCTGTCGCAATAACCTGTATCTGTTCAACTGTCGTCAGTGGCTTCTGATATGAGCCTGTCTTTCTGATCGTCGGAAGAACTTCATCCATAACCCATGATTCGAATTTCTCTGCCGATGGAAGTTTCGATTTCATAATCAATCGGTACAAATCTCCCTCTGTTATGAAACTCGCTTCCTGATTCCTGCCGAGAGAATCTGTGAGGTGGTGTTTTACCACCCCACGGCAATGCTGTTTAAGTGCATTAACCGTGTCCTTGTAGCCAAGAGCTTTCGCAACGTCAGCTCCAACAAAATACGGTTTCCCGTCAATTTCTATTGTTCGAATTTCTCCGAACTCCCCTGAATTAAAAATCTGTAATTCGTTCATACTTCTCCTTTCTAATTTGAATTAACTACTTCTTTCTTATCTGATTTTTTCTCCAGATTATTCTCGGAAAAGCTTTCCGTCTTACCGAGAATATATCCTTTGTCAAACTCTGACATATTAGGAATCGCGTCTTTCAGCTTTTCAATGATTCTTTTTTCTTTTTCAGACATATACTCACCTCTTTTCTTGTGATATACTCCCAGTAGATGGGAGGTGATTAAAATAAATCAAATTATTTCAATTTTAAAATCGGCTAAAGGAATCATTACGTTTGAAAATGTTTCTTTTATCCTTGGGTTAATAGGGTCTGCTGGAACTGCTTGGCAATTATTTCAATCACGGCGTAATCTTCATTTAAGCTTGCCTTATTTTGGATATAGCCCAGAAAAACAACTGGCTTTGGCTTATATCCAGTTTGACAATCTCTCAAATTCCGTAATATCAATTACAGATGTCTCCATTGTTATTAACGGAATTACATATCCATGCAATAAGTTACCAACTATCGTTGCTTCTTCAGACCGGAAAATCGGTGGAAAAACCGTTTCTTCCGACAGCTTGCACAATATGTCTCTTCCGGTTTGTTTGTCTGGATATGGTGGAAGCAGCGGCTACTTTGTGTTTCAGATTCCATTAGAATCTGTTCCACCTGACTCCACACACCAGACATTTTTAATTTCGACCAGTCGTGGCTCGTCATTTCGAGTTGAACTGAAACCTGGCCGAGAATATTTTCGCTGACGGTGCAGTCTAACATTTTTCTTCACCTCCTTTGTTCTTTATCCCTCAATGCGATTGCGTAACCCAAAGTCATCCGTAAATCATCCTCATTGAGGGATAACAGAGAGGAGATACCATCTTGCAGGAAATCATATTCAGATTCTTCCATGTTTTTTGATTTGCTTTTCTCCTCTGCTACGCCGAGCATGTATCCGAGGTCAAAATCATCAACATATTTAAGTAGCGGAATCAATTTGAGTATGACTTTCTGTTTTTCGCTGATAGTAAGTGACTTTCTAGGTATTGGTTTTACAGATTCTACATTTTTTCGTTCATCTGCTCTTTTCTTTAATTCAGATATGGCAATATCAAAAGGAACATTAAAATATTCTCTTCCTTGCGCCTCTGGAACCCTATCTTCATCAAATAACATGTGCATTTCACGTTCTAATTTAAAAGCGTCTTCTATCTCGTCTGTTGAAAAGATTTGATTTACTTTGTATGGAATCTGTGTTGACCTCTGTTCAACATTTCCAGAGACACCGATTTTTACAAAATCGCCACAATCCATGACATATACTTTACGCTTCAATTATTTACTCCCTTCCGTTCTGGCAACCTTGGTTCAAGAAACTTATCGGTTCCAACAGATAATGCTCCACAAATTAATTCGTATTCATCGAAATCTAATTTGCGATTTCCATTGAGAGAAAGATTGAGCTTCTGAACAGGAATACCAGTTTTGTTGGCAACGAATGTCTGTGTTATGCCGTTATTCTCAAGGTATGACTTGATTTTCTTACCAACACACATTTTCAATTCTCCTTTCTACTTAAGTTTCGTTCCTATCGAACAATTACAGTATAACTTCGAAATGTTCGAATGTCAAGAATAAATTTCGAGAAAATCGAAATTATTTTATTGACAGTTCGAAATTTCTATATTATTATTAATCATGAAAGGAGGAAATCGATAATGACATTTGGCGAGAAAATCAAGCAAGCCAGAACAGCAAAGAAATTAACTCAGAAACAACTCGCAGAAAAAATCAATGTAAAACACAATTCAATTAGTGACTGGGAAAAAGATAAGTGCAAACCAGATATGGACACTATCGAACTTCTATGCGGCGCTCTGGAAGTAACACCGACATATCTCGTGGGTTCTAAAAGCGATGACGATTATGCAACCATAATTGGAAACCTTATGTCAGAACCTGACGTCTTAGACTTTATCGAGGAATATAAAGCACTCGATAAAGAAGATAAGAAAGCAATAAAACAAATAGTTTCATCATTAAACAAAAAGAGCAAGGGTTAATCCCCTTGCTTCTTTGATTTTAGATATTTGATAAGAATCGTATAGACAAATTTTAACTTGCCCTCATTATCACATTTTTCTATCATTTCAATAATCTCTTTCTTATAATCCATAAATAACCCTCCCTGTCGTAACTACCGCCTACACTACAGTATATGTCCGGCTTGTGGGAAATAGAATCGAACATTAGTTCGCTTTTGCTATTATACCACCTATTCCGACTCTTGGCAACTGCCAATGATATACATGAACTCTCACTATTTTATAGAAAAAAACATTTCTTTTTCATCTAAATCACTCTATTTCGTTCTAAATCTTTACAATATGCTCTTAAAATGATAAAATAAAAATACCACGAATAACCGTACTTTACATAACATTGCAAAATCAGCGGTACAAAACACATAATCCGCATAAAAAGTGCGAAGCGTGGCGAATAAAATTACATAGAGGAAAAAAACTAATGGCTAATAACAATAATCTTCCATGGTATTTAAGGGGATTCTGGATTTTTGCGTTAGGAATGTTTACTGGCGGCATTTACTGGATTATCGGAATCGCTATCAGAATCAGCAAAGCGTCCAGAAAACGTGATTATATTTCGCATTATCCGTCTGATTTACATTTTGACTCTGGCAAGATTCCTAAAATAAAGAAGCCAAAATCTGCGCTAACTTTTTTCGGAATAATTGTCAGCGTATTGTGGACTCTTCTTGTTATTTGGATGCATTCCAGTACTCGCGCTGAAGATGATGGACTCTTTTGGGGAGTTATGCTGGTATTGTTTTGGATTGCTCTTTTTATTGTAAAAGGACTCATCTACGGAATAAAAAAACTTATAAATAAAATCTTTATGAAAGACAGTAATGGTAATTCTACTGTTGAGGAAACGGTATTTACTCCACCAGCACAGGACGAATACGTTCCAGAACCGATTACACCTGAGTCATTCCCGGAACCAGTTCCAGTTCCAGAACCTGAAGTCCCACAACTTCCAGTATATGACACAATGGAGGGACACGATTTCGAATACTATTGTGCTGATCTGCTTCGTAATGATGGCTTTTATAATGTAGAAGTCACACAGGGAAGTGGCGATCAAGGGATTGATATACTGGCAGAGAAAGCCGGAATCCGATATGGGATACAGTGCAAATGCTATTCGAATAATATTGGAAACAAAGCAGTGCAGGAGGCATTTGCCGGAAAGACGTTCTACCATTGCCATGTTGCAGCAGTTCTGACAAATAGGTATTTTACCCGTTCTGCGAAACAACTGGCGGAAAAAGACCAAGTGCTTCTCTGGGATAGAGACGAACTTGAAAGACTCGTAGAAAACGCTGAAAGCTAAATAAAAACCACCCCGGCATTGGCGTACCGAGGTGGCGTTTATACATCTCCGAAGAAATGTAATATTCTGGCAAAACATATTGTATCATCTTCGGAGCAGTCGGGCAAGTCAGAAAATTTGTTCGGCTGTTATTTTTATACCTAAATACAGCTACAGAAAGAGGGAATAAAAATGGCGAAGAAAAGAAAAAAATACCCGAAACTCCCTAACAGTTTCGGAACAATACGGTACCTGGGCGGCAACCGCAGAAATCCATTTGCGGTCCATCCTCCGGCAGTACTGGATGAAAAGACCGGAAAGCCAGTCCGCCCGCCTGCAATCTGCTATGTGGACGACTGGATTAAAGGATTTACTGTACTGACCGCATACAAGGCAGGAACATATCAGCCAGGAATGGAACGGGATCTTGAGATATCACCTACAACGGACGTAGATACCCTTGTTACTCGTTTGATTGCTGACTACAATACAATCAAGGGTGTCGAGGATAAACACCCGGAAATCAAGAAATTGACGTTTTCAGAGGTATATAAGAAGTTTTACGCATGGAAATTTCCAGAGGGTTCAAAACTTTCTTATAGTTCAAAAATAGCTTACCAGACCGCTTACTCGAACTGCACGACTCTGTACAATCGTATCTTTGAGGATTTAAAAGCGCCTGATCTGCAAAAGGTAATTGATGACTGCCCGTTAAAACGTCAGAGCCTTATGGCAATTCTTACGCTGTTCAAGCAGATGTATAAATATGCCGTTTACTCAGAAATTGTAACAGAAAACAAGGCTTTGTATGTAAAAGTCAACGCGGATGACGACACTGAACATGGAACGCCATTTTCTGACAATGAGTTAAAAATTCTCTGGAAGAATTCTGCTGATCCGGAAGTGCAGCTTATATTAATCATGTGTTATTCTGGCTGGAGAATCGGCGAAGTACTTAAGTTGACGACTAACTTGGAAGAGAGATACTTTCAGGGCGGGATCAAGACTAAGGCAGGAAAGGACCGCGTAGTACCAATTCATTCGGCGGTATACGAATTTGCTAAGCAAAAGGTTCTTACTCAAGATGGGAAGCTCTGTGTATATACTCAGCAGCACCACCGCAACGCTCTGTTCTATCCTACGCTTGAACGTCTTGGAATTGTTGGCGATCCGAAACACACGCCACACGACTGCCGCCATACTTTTTCCATGTTATGTGAAAAATACGGCGTCCGGGAGAACGACCGGAAGCGAATGCTGGGTCACTCTTTTGGTGGAGATGTTACAAACGCGGTATATGGACACAGGACACTAGAAGAACTCCGAACAGAGATTGAAAAGATAAAAGTCCCATTTGTGACTAACTGTGACTAACGGAATCTTATTTTATCAATTTTATTCATCACAATTCATAACATAAAAACGCGTGAAACCCTTGTAAAATCAACATTCTCAGCGATTTTGCAAGGAATTCAC